ACCCACCGCTGTGGAGATCGACACCTTTGGCACCGCCAGGGTAGACGAGGATGTCATTCGGCTGGCGGTTTTGGATGTATTCGATCTGCGGCCCGCCGCCATCATGTCCCTGCTCCATCTCCGCGCTCCCATCTACGCCGACACCGCCGCCTACGGCCACTTCAATGGGTACAAGTACAGCTGGGAAAATCTCGACAAGACCGAGGAGCTGCGGAAGGCGGTGGAAAAGTATGCTGATTGAGCGCAAGCGCACCGCCGACCTGATTCCCGCCGACTACAATCCCCGCAAAGATCTGAAGCCTGGTGACCCGGAGTACGACAAGCTGAAA